ACTGTTGCTGCAAATGAATGTACATCTGCAGTAGCTGCAATTTGAGAGTTAACATCAAACACTTGATCATACAAAGCTGTAAAAGCTTTAGGATTGATAATAGCTGTTAATTGTGATGCTGCATTAGGCAAAAACACTTGACCAGATGAAATAGTCAAGTTAAAGTTTGCACCTGTTGTAATTTCTTCTCCAGTAAATCCAACTATAATTCGATAACTATAAGCACCAGCAGTTGTGCTTGTAGTTATAATACCTCGAAGTTTAACAGCTTCAAGGTACACTGCATCTCCGTCCCTGCCTTCATTGCCAAAACCTTGAACAATTTGTTCAGTTATGTTAGTTCCATAAATGTTATTATGTAACAACGCTTGAGTAGGAGCATAAGTTTCATGTTTAGCGGGTGTATTCATCATCAACATCTTATTAAATGAAGGACCGGATTTGGAATATCTCTTCCTGCTTGTATATCTTCCTCCACCACCAGTTCGTTTATACTTAGTGTTTTGATACGTATTCATCTTTTGTCTCTTAGGATACGGTGGCATTGCTTGGTTATTTTGGGAAAGTTGACGACCTACTTTCCACCCTTTTATAGCCCCACGAGTATTCCCTGTAATATACCCTAAAGTTGCCCCACTTAGTGCTCCAATAAATTCCATTAGGAAAGTTTTTTATTACTTATAAACTATCAAAATGCGTTATAGTCAAACGCCGTATCAATGCTTCTTTTTGTTCCTCTTGGGCGAGGGGATACCAGTTTCTAGGATCGATGTTTGACGTAATCCAATAACTGGCAACATTGAGGACCCTGCTTCCGCCCTTGACTTCCACAATGACAGGATAACGGTCCAACCATCGGAGCATGTGTGAGATATCGATACCTCCACAAAATTCATCGATAATAGCATTTTTTTGGCCTTTGTAGCCACACCAGAACTTTGTCCTTGGATCTTTAGGGAAAGCTCCCACTCCAGCAAGGTCCCAAGCCTTCCTTGACTTGCCAAGGCCAGTTCTACCCCAGTATACGTAACAAGTGCGCTCCATTCCAAGTGGCTCCGCAAAGTCTGACTCGATTTGTCGGAGAGTCCTATAACTCTGAACTCGTATTGAGGCTGGGATTTCCATAAGATTTCCTGACTGTGCATCGGTCCAGACACGTTCCCAGTCGATCTTCGAGTTCCTTTGAATCGGTTTGATTCCGAACTCGAACTGGGTCCCTTCGACTCGGGTGTCTTCCTTCCAGACGTATTCATCGGCACTTGATGATCGGGATAACTCGGCATGGAAGGGACCGAACAACTTTCGAACTCCGGGGAGAGATTTCTTCTTAACGAAGGCGACAATGATCTGCCAATGCAGGAATCCCCCCCGTTCTCCTGCCTCCAATTGCCCTCTAATCCAACTACATTCGGTGGGATTCGGGTAGGGGGTGTATTCATGCTGGGGGATAGTAAGCATCCAGAATATGCCTTGCCTTCTTGTTCCCATGAATTCATTTTGTTGTTTACATGGGAATATGACCTCTATTTATACTAAATTATTTCATTTAGATCAAATAGGTCATGGGTTGTCATTTAATTTTTTCATTTAATTTACCAGGGTACCGCAAGGGTACCCACGGGATTCTGAGAATTGAGAACCGCGACCAGTAAGTAATACTACGATTCTCAAGAATCGTTTGTCTTACTGGTCCCGCATATTCTCGTTTTTTGCAAGCCTTCTTGTCATCCCGCGTCCCCTACCCGGGGGCCCTCGCGAGGATGATTATATGTTTATGATTGTGATGTATGGATACATGATAACTGGGAAGGCACCCTAAGTCACATAACATGTCACACTAAACCCTAACCCTAATCTAACCCTAACCCTAAACTATAAAACTTGGTTTATACACCTTATAACTTATATGCATCCATCCATCCGGTTTACTAGAAAAGACATCCAAGACGTCCAGAGAAACCTTAGAGCTATAGAACGTGATCAAGTAGTACCTGTTATTATTCCAAACTATCCTACATTGAAAGAATATTTAACCAATAAACAATTTATTTAAAAATGGTATCAATGCATACTACTACTTCTCCACAACCAGTAACTCCACTAACTCCTCCAAAAACATTTCCAATAACAAGCATAAATAGATTTTTAGTCTTTCCATAAATAGACGCTGAACTTTGATACATGAACTTTTGTTTCAAACTAACTGTTGCTGCAAATGAATGTACATCTGCAGTAGCTGCAATTTGAGAGTTAACATCAAACACTTGATCATACAAAGCTGTAAAAGCTTTAGGATTGATAATAGCTGTTAATTGTGATGCTG